GGCGTACCTTACCTTTCTGAAATGGTGCAAGATGGCCCAGAGGTTCAACTGATATCTGAGGATTCGCAGTACATAAAAGATATCATTGCTGGCAACAACGTAATCATAGATAAAACAGACCCGTATAACCCTGTGATAAGCGCTAGCGGCGGTTCTGGTGCTGGTATTACCGTAGACGTTGATGACGTAGAAATAACCACAGGCGTCGATACATTAAACTTTGACAGCAATAGCATTCAACTAACGAATGACGGCGCAAACAAGGTAACAATAGCCGCCAAGGTTCAGCCAACAAACTATGTAGGTATCTTTGAAACGGTCGCACAACTACAGGCAGCATACCCCACGCCAGAGGACGGGCTTTATGCCGATATCATAAATGAAAACAACAATAAGCCGCCTAGCCGTTACGAATCACAATCTAACGCTTGGATTGGCCTTGGTGGCATACCGGGTGACGTAATAGTCAATGATATAAAGTCTCTAGGTATTGTTGCTGGCGAAGGGCTGAAGTATGAGGATGACGGCGGCAGCGCAAAGCTGTCAGTAAGCGGGAACATACCTGTAACAACTTTCGACGTGACAGCGGATTCAACTCGAAATGTTGACGAATCGTATGTCGGTGGCGTTATCAGCATCATACAAACACCGCCAGCCATTAGCATTCCGATGCAGATTTACATATCCGACCATTCAGCGTTTGAAGTTGGTGATGTGATAAAGATTGGCGCTGACCGGGACGGGGAGAACGCCTATACCAACTACTACTTCGCCGTTTACTACAATGACGCATCTGGTCGAAACCTAGTTCGATACCCTGCAAACAACATAACAATGATTAGGACGTTTAGTTCCTGGGACGTTCAATTAGACGGCAGGTTTACAAATGTTTCTATACGTCCACGATCTGCGTTCAATATTCCTTATGAGGCAGACGAGCAATACAGCACTCCGGTTAATGCTTTTGTTTTTGCAGAATCAGACGCTGTTGAATTCGATGTTGATGAGGATTCAAACACGCGAATAGTTAAAATTGATCTTGACGCAATAAACCCAGACAACCCAACTTTTAAGACGGTTAGCCTTGATACTGCCGGAAGTGGACAGCCAAACTTTACCGCGTTGATAAAACAGGATAACGAGCTACACACTGTTATTGATGCGACTAGAGAGTTGCGCGTTAATTACAAGGATATCGGGACGGGAGATACTACTACTGTATTAGGTATTGATAACAATCAAGCTCAATTTTTAGTGCCGTTATTTGAGGGTGTAGACAGAGTTGCACTAGCTAAAGACGTGCCTGTAATTCCTGATAATGGTTATGTTGAAAAGTACACAAGGGCGGATTTAGATTATTTACAAATAGCTTACGAAGGGAAGTATGGGGAAGATAGAAATTACTACCCTGTAACCTTTAATCAAGATGGCAACGGGTGGACATGGGTTAAATTTACCGGAAACATGGTATTTGAGTGCCGTAATAAAAATGATGGTACTGTGCTTTCGAAGCCTTTTGAAGTTGGTCAATCAAAGTGTACGTTTAACGTTCAGCCTTATTACAACGATGAAAAGATAGCTACAAGAACTAACAGCAATATAGCTAATAGCGCCAGCTTGTCTGATGTTATTACCAGTTCAAACCAAAAAATCACCGATTGGATAGATGACAACCCAGGCTACCAACCTAATGAGTTCTTGGCGCAACTGTTCAGCTCCAAAGTTCTAGGTATGACCAATTGGGTTGTTAGTTTCACCACATCAAACAATAACTTTAACGGCACTTTCCCAACGTCATATCAACAGGTAGAAGTGCATAAAACAGGCGGTTCAGCTCGTGACTTTATCAGGGCTTACAACAAAGAAAGTCACACGCATTACTTTGCGCCATACAAGGCAGGGGAAGACCCTGTATGGAAGGCGTACGCATATAAACAGGATGTATCCACAGAGATAGACGATAAGATAGCAGCCGATAAAGCGCTTGGAATCTGGATTGGTGGTGTATTCTTTGACACGATTAATGATGATGGCAATCCAGAAGATCAATTTAATTGCGGCGACCCTAAGCACTTTATCGACTTCCGCAAAACATCGGTTGATGCCGACCAATTTAGAGTGGTATCCACATCATCGGTAAAGTCTGCTGAAATAACAATATATTTAAACCCAGCTTCAGGAATGAGTAGTTGTCAATTCAGAGTCAAAAATTCCGATGGGCTTTATAGAGATAAAACAATACGCATCGGGGAAAAGTGGCGTTTCTTTCTTCGAGAGGGTGCATACCCTTACTTAGAGAAAGTTGATGACGGCACGATTAGCTATGTTGATGAAGCTCAATTTGATGCTAAGTCTGGCTATAACGCTTTAGTTTCTGGCGGCGGTTCAACCAAGACTGTCACCTATGGCGACAACGGAAAGATACTCAAGATAAGCAATGCAACGGTAAAAGTTGAATTGTTGCAGGGTATGAATTCCGATACCAAGCCGCACGGTTACTTCAAATACATTAACTCACATAACGCTGACGTTGCCTTTGAATGGTACGACCGGTCAGGAAATCGAATCAGCAATAATGTGCCTAGTGTTTGCCCTAGAGATACTGTTGTTGAGGTGTTCGCAGACTACGCAAAAGACGAGTATGTACTCAACTTTAGCCAATCTAAGGTAATCAGTTCAGATATTTCCGAAGCTCAAAAACCTGAGTTCGCCAAGTTCATAAACAGATCAACCGTTATCGTTGATTACCCGTTAGACGCCAATGGAGAGCAATACAGACCTGTTAATGTTGCTGTGATGGTTCTGGATACTGACAGCCTGATATCCGGTCTAAACGTAACCGTATCAAGTAGTGACGACTACGATGGCCATTACAACTCTGTAGGCGCTATCGCCATAAACAGCAATGGAGAATGGACAACTCAATCGAGACGCAACGGATACCGCCTAAACGATGGTACTAACACCTACTGCGTATACAGTGATTCGCTGTCCTCATGGGTGCTTATCGTTACCAGTGTTGACCATAACCATGTCGGCAGCACTACCGGCGGAACCCCTGTAAACCTTTATAACGACGGTCAATTACCTGAAAGCTTTGGTGACTACTTCATTGAAAACGACCTTGATTCTATCGAGTCGGAGTACTTCACAAAAGCAGACGTGAATATTGACTATCACACCAATTCAGAGGCTAACAGTTACTTTACTGTTGACTTTGGAAGCGCGAAACCAGCGGGAATTGTTTTTTATAAATAATTCATGGTTGTAAAAACGGGGGCAATTAAGCCCCCTATATCAAAAAGGAGCCTACAAATGGCTAGCAATATCTATCAGAGCAAGAACCTTAATAATAACGATCTATTGGACGTTAAAAAGGTAACATTAACCGAGGACGCGTCAGAAGCTAATGCAGCGGTTCGCAAATCTCAAGCCGAAGCAATAGCAGACACAACCACGCAAGCGGCAATTGTCAATTCTATGGCAAGCCCGAACAGCACCACAGTACTGGATACTGAGCAGCTGGCGGCGCAGCTGGCTACCAAGCAGCCTAACTTGAGCATCAAGCCAGATTCGACCCTGTATCTGACATTGGTTGATTCTGTACTTGGCTTTACAAACTTAGGCCGCGGCCCGGTATTAAAAGACAGTACGAGCGCTAACTTTGCGGCATTCCTTGCCACTGTTACTTTTAATGGTGACGGCACAATCAGCGTTGGCGGTACTGTTTACGATTCAGGCACTCAGATTTTCTTAACTGCCTCAACTGTTCCGACTGAAACCGTATACATTTATACGGGCGGCAACGCTGGTACAGCAGATGACTTTATTAATGATTCTGATAAATACGATGCTTCAGAGGTTCGAGCGTTAATCAGCGTCTCCGGTGTCGGTATTAACTATGACTCTAATACTGGAGTCGCTTCCTTGGTGTTTGGTACGGGCGCTAGCGACCTTGGCGGTCAAACACTGCCGCACGGTGCAACGTTTACAACCATCTCCCCTGATTCAGACACTGCTGACGCACTGGAAAAGCTTGAGGCATTGATTAATCAAGTTGATCAAAGCGGGGCCGATGGTACAGCAGCACTGACCACTCGATTAAACAACCTTAGCGGCGTTACTGGCTCTAACATGGGTTCCTTCTCCGGCTCATTGTTTGTTGATGGTCAAAACATCAAACAACTGTTCCAGGCTAGCGAAACCGCACACGAAAGCGCAACAGCAGACCGCGCAGCAATTCGCAGTGAGAACTCAGCCCGCGCAGCTGTAGTTGATGCGGCTATCGCAAGCGAAGCATCAAGCAGAGCTAGCGGTGATGCTACCCTTCAGTCAAACATCACTAGCGAAGAAACCGCACGTATTGCAGCGGATAGCGCCTTGCAGTCAAATATAAACTCAGAAGCTGCGGCCAGATCAGGTGCCGATACAACACTTCAAAACAATATTGACGCAGAAGAAAGCGCACGTATCGCCGCAGTAGCTCAGGAAGTAACAGATCGAACTAATGCGGTATCGGCTGAAGCATCGGCCCGTTCAGCAGCGGATAGCGGCCTGCAATCTCAGATTGACGCACTGGCGGGTTCTAACATTGAGTTAGTTGGTACTGTTGGGGCTGACGGTGTTTTTGATGCAGTAGAAGCAGACGCTCGCAATGGTCAGGCTTTCACTAGCATCGGCATGTCTTCTGGTGAGGTGGTTATTTTCGATGGTGATGTAACGCTATTGGGCACTGACTTTGAAGTCGGCGATATGCTGACTGTTAAGGTGTCAACCATTGTTGCTGGCAACATGGCGTTTGGTGACTTCATCTATCAGCGCGGAACAAACACGGATATAACTCGCGCAAATCTTGATAACGTAACAATCACGTTAGACGGAAGTGAAAAGCTGATCGTCACTCATGGCTCTATTGAACGGCAAGAGCTTGGTCCTGTAGTTAAGGCAGAGCTAGATGACACAGTAAGCCTGTCGGCTGATTCTCAGATTATCACTGGCAAAGCCATTCAGATTGATCAGACCGATAACAATCTTGGTTCAAGCTATGGTTTGTACATCAAGAAAGACCAAACCGGCAGCGAAGCGCTAACCGATACTTGCCGCGCATTGTTGGTGGAGAATCTAGTAAACTCTGCTGGCTCAGGTACTGCATTAGCCCCTAACTACGCACACAACACCATTGCTTCTCACTATGACGGCTCAGGTTCAGACCTATCTATGGTTCTGTCCGGCTCTTATAACGAGGCAAATGTAACCAATAGCTCTTCGGCAATCATCGCTAATGGCTCTTACTCTGTATCGACTGATGCTCAGCTGGGTATTAACGTTGGTGCAACCATGATTGCAGAGAACGCAAGCGTTAGTAACATTTCCGCATTTGCTTTTGCTGGTACTGATGGTGCAGGCGCTGACCGTGGCGTTGTTGGTGCAATTTCTAACTTAGACGTTGCCACCTACTCAGGCACCAGGCAGGCAGACCCGTATCCGTTTAACGATATCGCTGTAGTGGCTGATGCCAAGTACGCACCGGGCGGCAGCAAGGCGCTTTACGCGTACGGTGACGTGATACTTGAGGGCGGTACGGTTAAGGTTCCATCTCCGACAGTGTCTGACTCTGCGGTCAATTATGGATACGTGAAAGGCAAGCAGGACATTATCGAGTTCGATTTGTCCAGTGGTTCCAAAGTAGTAACCACCAGCCTAGACCTTAACAAAGTCGCCCCTGTAGGTGATGGAAACTTAAAGCACGGTGTAACCGGCGTTACTGTTTCCGTATCTGAAAACGCAGCGACAGGCGAACTGACATTTACTGCCACCGGTAGCAATGTTGCAAGCCTGACCAGCGTTAAAGTTTATCTGCAAGAGCTGTCTTGTGATTCTCGAAGCGTTTAAATAGCGACCTTTTAGGTCAATATGTAAACAAAAAAGCCTGTGTTACAATCAATGTAATGCGGGCTTTTTTACGCCCTGATAAAACATAAGGGCCAGACATGCCACAGATACCACTAATACAAGGCGATAAGGTAGACGCTAATACCGATTATCGGGACGCACTGCCGGTCAACATGTACGCCGTACCCAAAGACATACTAGGCGTCAAAGGTTACATGATTAACTTCTACGGCTTGAAGAAGTTTGCAGAGGGGTCGGGCATAGACCGTGGCGGCGTATGGGTTGCAAATGCAGACCTAGAGGGCCATTACAGGGTATCAGGTACAAAGTTTATTGAGCTGTCACAGTTCGGAGAAGTGACAGAGATTGGGAGCATACCCGGTAGCGATCAGGTGTCTTTCGCTTACTCCTTCAATAATCTGGCAATCGTTGCTGATGGTCGCCTGTACTACTACAACAAAACGGCTGGATTACGACAAATCACCGACCCAGAGGTAGGAAGCCCAATAGATATTGTGTGGGTTGATGGCTACTTCTTCTTGACTAACGGCGAAGATATTTATCATTCCAACATTGCCAATGAGGAGCTATACGAACCACTGGCAACGTCTAACGCTCAGTTTATTCCAGACTCTGCGCGAGGTCTTAGCAAGACAGAAGCCAATGAGGTTGTTGTATGGGGTGAGCTTTCTAAAGAGCATTACTTCAACGCCGCAACGGATAACTTTGCATTCCAACGGATATCACAGAAAGCAAGCAAGCTTGGTATCCTTGGCACCAAGTGCAAAAGCGAAATGAACGGCAGGTTTTACACGATTGGACGCCGGGACAATACCGCCCCTAGCTTTTATATCTTAGGGCTTGGCCAGACTGAAAAGATCGGATCAATTGAAACTGACAAGATACTTTCTGAATACTCAGACGACGAACTGCTGAACGCAAAGGTTGAGACAATCACCGATGATGGTCAGGGGCTGATACTTTTCCGATTGCCACGCCACACAATACTGTTCAACGAATCCATATATAAACAGTACGGGGCATCAAAAGCTTATAGCCTGCTGAAAACAGACGTACAGGGCGACAGACCTCTACGCTGCACAAACTTTGTCAGAGACCCGCGCAACGGCAAGTTCATTGTTGGCGACAGCATAGACGGAACCATAGGAGAGCTGGATCGTAGTATTTGCACGCACTATGACGAAGTGGTTGAGTGGATACTATTCACCCCATTGGTAAAAATGGAAACTCTATCTATCAATGAGCTGAGTATGGAAACCATCCCCGGCATTAGCCCGAACAATGACGCAACCGTGTTTATCTCAATGACCTATGACGCCAGAAACTACGGAAAGGAATGGTCTGAGGAATACGGGCTGAATAACGAGTACAACGAAAGGTTTACAGCTTACCGGCTTGGTTATGTTAGAAACTGGGTCGGTATGAAGTTTCGCGGTGCCTCATCATCTCGAATGGCATTTTGTTACCTGAACATAGAGGCGAGCTAGTGGCAAAAGTTACAGATAGAATTGTCAGCCTTAATCTCAGTGCGGATCAGCTTAGAAGTAGCGGTCTTAATGATTCGCTTATTCAAGAGTTTATCAACCAGCAGCAGAACGTAAACCAGCTGGCGCAATCGGCAGACGTAGATACAGAGCAGATAGCACTAAACACGCAAGATATCGAAAGCAACAGATCAGCGATACAGGCAAACACTCAGGCCATAGGCGTTAACAGCTCAGAGATATCGACCATAAATCAAAGTCTATCGACACTGAGTGTTAATTTTAACAACCACGTACAGTCTGATTCTGAACACGGTGTAACCGGCTCAAACGTTGGTACGGGTGACTTTGCCTCAACCGTTCTTGGTGGTGTTGTTTTGCAGAGTCAGTTAGTAGCCGATGCCACTGATACTAGTGTTCAAGTGACATTGCCAGATATAGGTAGTGTGCCAGCGACATACGATCAGGCATACATAAACACAATTGCTACTATGGTGAACCAGCTTAAAGCCAGTATTAACCAATTGTCGGACGACATGAACGATAAACCGATACAGCAGCTTAATGACCTTATAGCCAAGTCTAAAGACGCCGGGCAAATGTCAAGTAGTTGAATGCCTATTGATGCAAAAATTTTGCTTTCTTAGTATCATGTACACAACTTTAACAAACGCTGCACCAGACAGCGCCAAACCAATAAGGCACTAAGCATGTTAAGTAAAATAGGTGGCGCTATCGGCGGCGCACTAAAAGACGGCGTAGGAAGTATCTCAAACATTCTTACCGGGTCAGGTGATGCGGCAGATGCAGCAGAAGAAGCAGCACAGATAACGGCAGGGTCACAACGAGAAGCCCTTGAATACCTGAAAGAAAAGGAACGACTGCCGAGCCAGTACAGAGACGCAGCCCTAGGAATTACAGGCTCAGAGCTTGGCCTAATGATGGACGAGCAGGGTAATGTTATCTCTGACCCAAACTTTGACAGAGTTCAAGCTGCTAAAGATGATCCGCTATATGCTGCACTACTGGATAGTGGCGAGCAGAGTATTTTACGCAGCGCTTCCGCAACTGGCGGTTTACGGTCAGGTAACACCATTGCAAGCTTAGGCAATCTGGGGCGTGATGCGCTGTTGTCTACATTGCAGAAACAAGACGCTAATA